TCCGATCTCAGCGTGCCGCACTCACCCGCCTATCCATGCCGCATCACCGGATGCCCCAACCTCCGCCCCTGCCCCACCCACCCCGACCCCAAACCGTGGGCAGAGAGCAAAGCCCGACGCAAGACAAACGGACTCACCCTCAGCAGCAGCGCCGAAGCCAGACGCCGAACCAAGATCCTCCGAACACACCGCTACACATGCCACGTGTGCGGCCAACCCCTCGCCGACGAAGTCGACCACGTCATCCCCCTCGCCGAAGGAGGCCCCGACCACGAGAGCAACCTCCGCCCAATCCACCGCGTCCCATGCCACGCCGCCAAGACAGCAGCCGAACGCCGGCGAGGTCTCGACCGTCGCCGCAGCCGATGACCGGGCGGGGTACCACCGCGGGCGACGTTGCACTCCCGGGTCAAGGGGGGCTGGGCGTTTGCGCCAGGACACGTTTTCGCTTCGGATCCGGCTCTACCGGCTACCGTTGAGACCATGCCGCGCCGCTCGCCTCGTGAGGACAGGAAGGCCCCGCACGGGAGGCCAGGCCGGAACCTTTCAGCGCGGGCCCGTAGTGAACGGGAGGCGCGCCACCGCAACGAGGTCGAGGAGCAAGCGCAGCTCGAGGACCGGACTCGGCGAGCTCGGCCGCCGGCCCCGATTGTCTGCCCGAGGGGGAAGGCCGGGTGGTCTGAGGCGATAGCCCGGGAGAAACTGGCGCTCTACGCCGAGAGCTCTCGGCCGCTTCGGCCGGTTCGTGTCTATCTCTGCCAGCATTGTGCAGCGTGGCACCTGACGAGCTTGCCTGAGCAGGCGCCGAAGGTGGCGCCGCCGGCTTCGTTCGATCCTTCGAGGCCGAGGATCGCGCCGCCTTTGCCTCGGCTTCGGCCGCCGAGCTCGAGCGGGAGCTCGTGATGGGAGTCCGGGGACCAGTGCCAGCGCCCGACAACGTGCGATCGCTTCGAGGGATGAAGGCTCTCCGCACTCCGGACGGCCAGAAGGCGCGCCGGATCGTTCTCGCTCCGAAGGCGCCGGCGATGGTGAAGGGATTGAGCCCGGCCGCCGGCGCGGAGTGGCGCCGGGTGACGAAGGAGCTGGAAAGGGCGGGAGTGCTGGCCGACGTTGATCGCGGTGTGTTGACCGCGTACGTGACTGCGTGGGCGCACATGATGGAGGCCGAGGCGATACTCCGCAAGGATGGCGTAGTGATCGAATCGAAGCGCGGCGACACTGGCGCCGTGAAACATCCGGCTTGGCAGATCTACCGGGAGGCGAACCGGACGATGTTGGCCGCTGCGGTGCAGCTCTACATTACGCCCGTGTCTCGGCTCCGGATTCCCGTCGCTCCGGGATCGGCCGGAGTGGGTGACGATGCCGACGACGACGCCTTCGACTGAACTGATCGAGGTGCTCTTCCCGATCGAGCGCGAGGAGGACGCGTGGAGCGTGATCGGCGAGCACGTGGCCGAGCTCATCGCCGCCGGCCTCGTGATCGAGACCGGATGGATGGAGGACAACGAGCCCCTCCTCGTGACTCCGCTCCCGGCCGGCTCGCACGTGGTCTACTGCCGCTCCCGGGTGGAGCGCGTGGTGAAAGCTCTCGGCAAGCTGCAGCAGATCAAGGGCCGATGGGCGCGGCATCCTCTTCGGCTTTTCGACTGGCAGGTGTTCTACGAGATCGCTCCCGTCTTCGGGATACTCGATGAGCGGACCGGCTTCCGGATGATCCGGACCTGTTGGTTCGAGAAGCCGCGTAAGAACGGGAAGAGCACCGAGTGTTCCGGCCTCGGCATCTACCTCGCGTTCGGCGATGGGGAGGAGGGCGCCGAGGTCTACGCCGCAGCTCGTGACAAGGCGCAAGCTCAGATCGTTTTTGCGCCGGCGAAGGTGATGGCCGAGCGATCGCCGGAGCTCCGGAAGAAGCTCGGAGTTCGTGGGATCACGAAGGGCTACCTCACGAACCCGACGACCACAAGCATCTTCCGCCCGCTGGCCGCCGACATGGGAGGGAACCTCCACGGCCTGAATGTTCACGGCGGGATCGTTGACGAGGTCCACGTTCACCGCACGCCCGACACGATCGACGCGATCGAGACCGGGACCGGATCGAGAGAGCAGCCGCTGGTCGTTTTCATCACGACGGCCGACGAGGGCAAGACCGGCAGCATCTACGACATCAAACGGACCTATGTCGAGAACCTCGCCGCCGGGACGATCGTCGACGTGAGTTTCTACGGAGTGGTTTTCGCAGCGACCGACGAGCAACTGCAGCGCGACCCGTTCGGGATCGGCACGCTCACCGCTGCGAACCCCGGGATCGGGTACACCGTTACAGAGAGCTACCTTCGCGGCAAGGCCCGCGAGGCCAGCAACTCCCCGGCACAGCTCAACCGTTACCTCCGGCTTCACTGTGGGAAGCGAACGAAACAGACGATCGCGTGGCTCACGATGGCGAAGTGGGACGCAGCCGCCGGCTCCGTCCAGCCCGAGGACTTCAAGGATCGGACCGCTTACCTCGGCTTCGACCTGTCGGCCACTACGGACTTCACGGCCGCAGTGTGGATCTCTCCCTTCGAGGTCGAGTACCGCCGCTCGACCGTCCTCGCCTACCTCGTGTGGGCGCGGTTTTGGATTCCCGAGGAACGCGTCGACGAGCTGGAACGGCTGACAGGAGTCCCGCTGCGAGCTTGGTCGAAGGCCGGCTGGCTGACGCTGACCGAAGGGAACGTGGTCGATTATGCGAAGGTGCGCGCCGACATGTCCGCCGAGACCGAGCGCCTCGGCTGTACGGTCGCGGAGGTCGCGTACGATCCGTGGAACGCGACCGAGACAGTGCAAGAGATGCAGAACGAAGGGCACAACATGATCCCGACCCGCCAGGGCTACCTGAGCTTGAACGCTCCGGCGAAAGAGATCGAGCGCGCCGTGATGGGATCGACCCCGGAGCTTCCGCTGTTCAGGCATGGCGGGAACCCCGTCCTCCGGTGGATGGCCGATTGCGCCGAAGTGATGCAGGACCCCGCCGGGAATATCAAACCCGCGAAGCCCGACCGGCGGAAGAGCTCGAAGCGGATCGACGGTATCGCCGCTGCAGTGAACGCCATGTCCCGAGCGATGCTCCGCACCGTTCCGAAGAAGAAGCGCCGCTCCGGCGGCTCTGTGTAAGAGGAGGTCCCCGAGTGGCCGAAGATACCCGCGACCCGATGAAGGTCCTCCGCAAGCTCCACGCCGAGCTTGTAAGCCGGCGACCAGTGATCGAGAAGGCCGAGGCCTACTACGACGGCGCGCACAATCTGGCGTTTGCGGGCGAGAAGTTCTTGGAAGCGTTTGGAGGTCTCTTCAACGCCTTCGCCGACAACTGGTGCGGAGTCGTGGTGAACGCACCGGAGGAGCGGATGGAGGTCCAAGGCTTCCGGGTGAACCGGAGCACCACCGCCGACGCCGGCGCGAAGAGGCTGTGGGAGCTGAACGAGCTCGACCTGCAGAGCGGCATGGGTCATCTCGACGGCCTCATTTCCGGCGCGTTCTATGTCACGTGCTGGCAGGGAGACGACGACACGACGCCGGAGATTACCGTCGACTCCTCGACGATGACCGTCGTCGAATGCCACCCGAAGATCCGCAAGCGGAGGACCTCGGCCCTCCGTTCCTACCTCGACGACGACGGCTACGAGCATGCCGAGCTGTTCTTCCCCGAGGCCGTCTACCTTTTCCGCTCGCAGGCGAAGCGCACCGCCGGCGGAATGGTGGACCCAGGCCGCTCACGATGGGTGATCGAGGACCAGCTTGACGTCTCGAAAGACATTGACTCCGCCGGCAAGATGCGGAACCCGCTCGGAGTGGTTCCCGTGGTCGAGTTCTTGAACATGCCTCGGCTCACCGTCTCTCGTCGCGCCGGATGGGCCGCACACTCCGAGCTCTCCTCTGTGATGCCGCTGCAGGACGCAGTAAACAAGCTCGTCGCCGACATGCTCGTCGCGTCGGAGTTCGCCGCCTTCCCGCAACGCTGGCTCACCGGCTACGAGCCCGACGACATGATCGGCCCGGACGGAAAGGCGACCGGCGAGACTCTCCCTCCTAACTTCAAGGGCGGACCCGGGAAGCTCTGGTGGCTCGAAGAGGAGACCGCAAAGTTCGGCCAGTTCGCGGCCGCCGACCTCTCCTCGAGCGTGACTTCGATCGAGCTCATAGTGCAGCACATCGCGAGCATTTCGGCCACGCCTCCGCACTACCTCCGAGCTTCCGCCGACCGGCTCTCCGGCGAGTCAATCAAGAGCGCCGAGAGTGGGCTCGTCGCGAAGGTCCGCCGCAAGACCCGTGGATGGGGCGCCGGATGGGAAGAAGTGATGCGGATCGCCGGGAAGATCGCCGACC